GCAGGCACGGCTCGGCTGGGCCAGGCGGGGCAAGGCCAGGCATGGCAGGCAAGGCATGGCAGGCAAGGCTGGGCAGGGCTCGGCCAGGCGGAGCATGGCAGGCGGGGCGAGGTAAGGCGTGGCGTGGCTGGGCCTGGCAAGGCGTAGCTAGGCAGGGGGAGACCGGGTGAACACCAAACGTAAGCCGCAGGCGCCAAGACCGCCCGTCCCTTCCGAATACGAATTGCACCTGAGCGTGGCGAAATACCTCAACCACGCACTGACCGGCTGCACCTACTGGTTTCACTCGCCGCTTGGCGGTTACCGCCACGCATCGGAGGCCGGACGATTGAAAAAGATGGGCGCCACCGCCGGCCTTCCCGATATCGGCGTCATCGACACCGGTCGCATCGCCTGGCTGGAGCTGAAGCGGGCAAAGGGTTCCACCACCTCCCCCGCGCAGCGTTTCTGCCACGAGCAGCTCAGGCGGGCCCGCTCGCCGGTTTATGTCTGCAAAAACCTCGATGACGTGGAGGCCGCCTTGAAGGACGCCGGCATCCCAGTGAAGGCGCGTGTCACATGAACAGCCAAAACCAAGAGAGCCTGATCGCCTCACTCAAGTCGATCGCGCGCTCCTTAGAACTCCTCCTGGTGCGGCTCGACCGGATCGAGGATCGCCTCGCCGACCTGACGGAAGCGCTGCCGGACGAGGACGATGCCGGCTAAGCCCGGTTGGCAACCGCGCCGCTTCCGCTGCCTCAAGTGCAAGGACGTTTGGGGCGGTTGGTTGCCGATGTTCTGTGCCGTTGATGTCTGGATCGCTGTCGCGAAGGTTATGCGTTGCCCGCACTGCGGCGCCGGGTCCCGGCGCATTGTCTTCGATGACCTAAAGCCTGAGCCCGCCGATGCGGCAGAGTAACGAACAGGCTGAAAAAGCCTTAAAAGAACGCGCCCAGCTCAACGCCGCATACCGTCGCGCCAAGTCGGCGCACCGCCGCGACCTCTATGAGCAAGAGCCGCGGCTGCGCCAGTTCGCGCTGCAGCTCAATCGCTTCCAAATGCCCGACGCGGCAGCATTTCTGACCTATGTCCGGGAAGAAAACCGAAGCTGGCTGGTGACCGCCCCGCCGGAATTGCGGGCCGAAGCCCTGTCCCTGGTCAATGAACGCATCCAGCGCATCCGGCAAACTCAGGGATTGGTGCCGCTGGATGATCCAATCCCTGATCTTGCGGGGCGCGCCGCAGGCGCGGAAGCGCCCGACCAGGACAACAGCGTTTGGCAACTATGCAAGCAGGAGTTGTCCTGAATGCTCCGCGAACTCTTACATACCTACGGAACCTCGCGCCGGCGCGAGTTTAGTCACGACCGGCTCTCAACCCTGGGCTCGTCGGGCCAGGGCCGCTGCATCCGGCAGACCGCGTTCCAGCTCCTGGCGGTGCCGCCCGACGAGGGGTTTGTCGATAGCTGGGGCGCCGCCTTGCGCGGCACCGTCTACGAAGATCACTGCTGGGTGCCGGCGCTGCGCAGTTCGCTCCCGGAGGGCGTGGAGCTGCTATTTGCCGGCGATGATCAGTGCACCATGGTGGACGAAGAAGCGCGTCTCAGCGCCACCCCAGACGGTCTGATCGTGGGTCTGCCGCGAGACTGCCTCCTGGGGTTCGGGATCGAGGATTGCCTAGCCGACAGCGTGCTGGTCGAAGCCAAAACGGTCGACCCCCGGATGCTCCTGCGCAAGCCCCGACCGCATCATGAGTTCCAGGTTCAGATGGCGATGGGGTTGGTTAGGCGGTGCACCGACTTCGCGCCGGAATACGCCGTCATCTCCTATACGAATGCGAGCTTCTGGGACCAGGTGACGGAGTTCGCCGTGCGCTACTCCGAGCGGGTCTACGCCGCTGGGGCCGAACGGGCCCGGGCGGTGTTCGCTGCCACCGATCCCTTAGAGATGCCGCCGGAAGGCAAGCTGGCAGGCGGCGACGAGTGCAAGTACTGCGGCTGGGCGGCGCAGTGCGGCGAAGCTGAGGTGTCGCGCGTGCCCGCCGGCGGGGTGCGGCTGGATAATGATGCTGTTTCTGAACTAAAGCTGCTACGCGACGCCGAGCGCGCTCTGGCAGGCGCGATCGACGACAACTCCTCGATGCGCTTGGTCGCGCAGGAAGCCATCAAGCGGTTCCTGCACGACCACCAGGTCCGGGCCCACAAGGGCGACGGCTGGTCGGTGACGTGGTCAACCGTCAAAGGCAGGGTGACACTTAACAAGGACGCCGCCTTAGAGGCGGGTATCGATCTGTCGCCTTATGAACAGGAGGGCAATGCTTCGGAGCGACTGATCGTAACGTGAGACCACCACCACAAACCAAGATCACCAGAACAAGGACAATCCACATGACACTCACCGATGTGACGACCCGCACGGGCAATCTACCGGCCAACTTCTCCGACGACCCATACCTCGATTATGGCATCGAAGCCGCCACCGCCGGGGCGAATTTCCTCAAATTCTCCCGCGACGGCCAAGGCTTCACCTACGGCATGGACGGCACCGCGCTACCACTCGGCACCAAGCTCGCGGCCAATATGGCCGGAGTGCGGGTCGGCTGGCTGAAATGGGTCGACGGCAAGCCGGAGAAGGTATTGAGCTTGGTCACCGAACGCCGCAAGATCAGCCGCGACGAACTCGGCGACAACGACCCCGCGCTGTGGGAGATGCCCGGCCAAGACCCGTGGAAACAGGCGGCCGAACTGGAGCTGGTCGACGGTCAGGGCCAGCAATACATCTTCTCCACCTCCTCCTTCGGCGGCACCAAGGGGGTGAAAAAGCTCTGCTACGACTACGCCCGCGAGCGGCGTTCCAGGCCCAGCCAGGTGCCCCTGGTGGAACTCGGCCAGCACTGGTACCCGCACCCCAAGTTTTCCAAAGTTTGGGAACCGGATTTCAACATTGTCGACTGGGTGGACGAGACGACCCTCACCCCCGCGGGGCAGCAGGCCGAGCAGACCGACCCGTTCGATCCAGAAAACACCCCAGAACCGCCAGCGGAAAAACCCGTAGAAACAGCGGCTAAGAAGCCGGTGCCCGTCTTAAAAGCCAAAACCCCGCGGTTTTAGCTGAGGGAGCCGGCCGATCATCGGCTAATCTGATAGCCATCGCGCCTGACGGCGCAACGGACAACAAAACGAAACCGCCCCCTCCGTAAGCTTGGCGGCAAAGAGGGGGCGGTCCTCACGAACGCACGGGTTTAACGCCTAGGCGCAGACGCCCGTTCAATGCCCGGACGCCACCCATGCGCGATGCCAATTATAGCGAAACTATTGAGTTTCTAAGCGCGTTTTTTCGTGACACTTCCGAGGCAGTAGAACTCCGAGCACTACCCACCGGAAGCGGTGTTCCGAAAGTCGAGTTCACCCGCAACCCGCTGCGGGTCGTCGCCTTCTGCCAGCATTACGATGGGGTTGGCTGGGGGATTTACTTCGGACTTGCTACGCGGGACGAAGACGGCCTCGGTGGTAAGCGAGAGCATTGCCGGGAATTACCAGCCGCATGGACCGAAATCGATCTCGAAAAGTTCGGCATGTCTGTCGCGGTCGCGGTCGAGATATTGCTGGCATGCCCGTTGCCGCCATCGGTCATCGTGTTTTCCGGGCACGGCCTGCACGTCTACTGGTTATTGGCCTCGCCGTTGTCGGTGACCTTCGCGCCGTTCGGGGAGGATTTGGAGAAGCAGAGGGTCGAGCTGGTAACCCGGGGCTTGGCGCGGATCTTCCACGGCGACATCAATGCCTGCGACCTGACACGCGTTCTGCGGCTGCCGGGCACCCACAATACTAAGGAAGGCGACTGGCTTCAGTGCCGGGTGCTGGATGCCTCGTGGGCACGCTACGAGTTGGAGCAGGTCGAGGCCTTCGCAGCGCTGTCGCCCGTCCTCATAGAAGCGCCGGCTACCGACGGGCCGACCGGGCAGGAAGAGGCGGCACCAGACGACCCCTACGCCGCGTATGGCACCAACTGGCGAGAGCCGTTCGACATGGGCCGGCTCGACCTCATGTCCTACCAGGACGCCGACAACCCGATCCACCAAACCCGCCTGAAGGCCGCCGCCTCGATGGTGCAGCGCGGCGAACTGGCCGACGAGGCGATCTTCGATTGCCTGCTGGCAGCGACGCACCGGGCGGCCGGCCTCGCCGGGGAGCGGTGGAACTGGAAACAGGAGGAGGCGGCCATTCACCGCGAGATCGCCTCGGCGCATAAGAAATGGCCGCCTTCATCCAAGGTGGTGCAGCTTCGACCCGGCCAGCAAGCCGAACAGGAGCCGCGGCCAGCCGATGACGCGGAGATCGCGCCGGAGTTCGACGGGCTGCCGCTGAATGACCTCGGCAATGCGCTGCGGCTGCTCAAAGCCCATCGCGCGGCCTTGCGCTACGTGCTCGGCATCGGCTGGCACGTCTGGGACAGGCGACGGTTTCGCTACGATGCCGAGAGTGGGAGAGCCCGCCGGCTGGCGCACGAGGTCGTCAAGGTCATGCTGCTGTCGGCGTGGAAGGCAGGCGGCTCGGCCAAGAGCCGCGAGAAGATCATCAAGTTCGCGGTGGGCTGCGCCAATACCGGCCGGCTCGCCAACATGCTGCATGAGGCGGAACCCTACCAGGCGGTCGAAGCGGGCGACCTCGATGCCGACCCGTGGCTACTCAACTGCCTCAACGGCACCGTCGACCTGCGGACCGGCGAGCTGCGACCGCACGCCCAAGCCGACCTGATCTCCAAACTATGCGGCGCATCCTTTGTAGCCGATGCTCCCTGCCCGCAATGGGAGAAGTTCGTCGGCGAGATATTCGGCGGTGACATGGATCTGGTCGGGTTTGTGCAACGCGGTTTGGGTTATTCCCTGACCGGTTCAACCCGCGAGCAGGTGCTATTCATCATGCACGGCTCGGGATCAAACGGCAAAACCGTATTGATCGAAACGATACAAGCAGTGCTCGGGGATTATGTTAAGCGGTCGCCGGCCGACACTTGGGCGGCGAAACCAGCCGGGGCATTAACCAATGATATTGCTGCGCTGGTCGGAGCCAGGCTGGTGTCGGTGGTCGAAACCGAGCAGGACAGGCACTTGGCCGAGGCGTTGGTTAAACAGGCGTCCGGCGGCGATACGATAACCGCTCGGTTTCATCATAAAGAGTTCTTTTCGTTTGTGCCGCAGTTCAAGTTGTGGTTTGCGACAAATCATCGGCCGAAGATCAAGGGCACCGACTACGCTATCTGGCGGCGGATTTATTTATTGCCTTTCACGGTTAAGTTTGTCGATGCCGACAAGGTCGAGGGCTCGCAGTTAACGAAGGACCCCGACCTCAAGGAAAAACTCAAGCTAGAGCATGACGGTATTCTCGCCTGGATGGTGCGAGGCTGCCTAAAATGGCAGGAGATTGGACTTAAGCCACCGAAGGCGGTGCGTGAGGCAACCGAGGTGTATCAAGATAGTGAAGACAATGTTAGTGGTTTTGTGCGCGATTGCTGCCACCAATCACGCGGTCTGCAGTGCGGCACCGGGCGACTTTTCGAGGCTTACGAGGTCTGGTGCGACGAGGTTGGCGAGGAAGCGGTGTCGAAAAAGCTGTTTGGCGGCAAGTTGGACGAGCAGGGGTTCCCGCCAGGTCGGCGAACAATGGCCGAGCGGCAAAGGCAAGGTATTGATATTAACGGAGAATACGTTAAAAAGCTGGCCGCCATCGAGGCGGCAAGAGCCAAAGCCGAGGCCGAAAAAGTAAATGCTGCCAACGGGTTGCCGACAACCCCCTGATAACAACCAATACATGACGCATATGACGGATATGACGCTGGTTTCCTGTTGTTATAGGTTTTTCTAGGTTTTTCGCGCGTATTAGGTGAAATAGCGTCATATCCGTCATATGCGTCATATCTAATGTTATCAACACGTTGTCGGCAAGTGCCTGAAAACTAAGGAGGAAAATCAGAGATGGCTAATAATGTCGTCCCGTTCGGCAAATACAAGGATCAACCGGTCGAAGCGATGGCGGCGGATCGGGATTACATGGATTGGTTGCTGGCGCAACCGTGGTTCAAGGATAAGTATCAGAATATTTATACTTTAATCATCAATAATTTCGCCGAACCGAGTGAGACGCCAGAGCATAACTTACTTCAAGCGCTGTTTCTAGACGACGCTTTTGTGAAGCGAGTTGTTGCTGTTCATCATTCGGGAACTATTTATAGTAAGGTTTGGGAGAGTGAGGGGTATTTGACCAAGCTGAAGGTTTCTTTTGAGATGAGTGGGGCGGATGTATATATTGATTTATGTGGGGTGAAATTTGCTGTGGAGATTAAACCGGTAATTGGAGATGATTATCCGGCGGTTTTGCGGCAGATACGGAATACTTCATGCCCCGGACATCCAATTCTATTTCTTGAGGGGTACATTGGTGTCGGCGCGACCAAAGGGCAGTTTATTGAGGTGTTTAATAGATCTGGGGTTAAAGTTGTGTTCCGTGAGGATGCAGAACGGCAGTCTGAGATAGACTGGTCGGTTGTTATCGAGGTGTGGCGGCAGGTGGATGCGGCCGAAAAGGCGTTTAGAGAACGTTGGTGCACTGCGCCTGTGTGGGGACCGGATCGTTTGCGGATTTATCATAAGGAATTTTATGGGAGGCTGGATGAGCAGAAAGATTTGCTTAGGCAGGCGATAAAAGAGGCGGACGATAAAGAGATCCGCATTCACGGCGCGGCGATGGTGCGCGGCTGGCAGGCCGCTAATCGCGTGCTGGAAGATGCCGAGATCGAGAAGGCCAAGAAGGCGCTACCCGGTGCCACGGTGACCGGGGTCTGGGAGAAATCGGTAAAACCCGACACAAGATGTTGATTTCACCCCTTTCACATATTGCACGGTTTTGTTAGCTTTTCTGGATATGCTCTCGGGGGCCATCCCCGGGCAGGCGCAGCGACCAGCCGCGCAAGCCTGGATGAGGCCGCCACCAAGGTCGGAAAGCCCTTGCGTGACGGTCGACGAACTCAGAGACCGATTGGCCGACGCGGCCGATACCCTCAGACGCTTGCCGAAACCAAAGGGGCTCGAACGATCACTCCAGAGCCCCTGGCCGGATATGCTGAGGGACTGGCTGGCCTACGGTTGGGACCGTACCCAGGTCCGCCGAGCTGCCCCAACGCCGCAAGCGATTACTCGCCTCGACGAATGCCTCGCTTGGCTGCACATCCTTAGCCCGACCCAACGCATGGTGCTGTGGGCCAGGGCGGAGGGCCTGACCTGGCGCCGCATCGAATACCTCGACCACGCCACCAATCACGGCAAAGGCCGCGGCGCGAGACAGCTCAGAAACATCATGGAAGACGGCGAGGCGCGGATTTTGTCGAAGCTCAACGGCACGCCAGCGCGGGCGAGGGGGTTGGAGCCGTGATCGTCGCCCGGCAATTTCCCGATACGACCAAGCCGCACGGCAGCCGCGGCCGCGCTTGGGTGGCGGAATGCCAGGTCGATGGCAAGCCCTACCAGGCGCGGTCCAAGAGCGGTGCGCCCTACGCCTTGGCGCGGGCCCTGGTGGCGGACGGTGTGCCGGACCAGCCGATGAGCGTGGTCAGCCAAGGATTGGCGGGTGAGACGCGATACCGCTCGCTCGCCGAGATGGCGGGGAGGACGGTTGTCGAGAGCCCCAGGGAGCCGGCGTACCTTGGGCGGTACGCTGCAATGCCCGAGAGTTCCCTACGGGAAGCCGCAGAATGAGGTGGAACGGCGTTGGCCGTCCGGAAGGTAGCCTCCTGGCGTTCCGGTGCCGTGGCGAGCGATCGCTCGGCGAAAATATGAAACACGCGCCTGCGCCCGCCGCGGCAAAGAGGTCGAGCTGACCTCGCCGTCGCAGGCGCGCTTGTCGCGACTGACCAGCAGCAGCGATGAGACCATGCTGCCGTCCCGCGCCGATTTGTGTCCGAATTGTGCTGAAGAGATGGCGGCATGGTGGCGGGCGCCTCAATGAGCCATGCCTGCGTCGAGATCTTCCAGGGCCTGACAGGCCAGTGCCACAACCCGCGGGATCGGCGCCGCGCGGTCGGTGCCGCGTTTGGCGCCGCTCTCGTAGTCGGCGAGTTGTGACACCGAGATGCCCAACGCTTCCGCCGCAGCCGCCTGGGTGTATCCCAAGCGGGCGCGCCAGGCTTTCAGGTCGGGGCCGGTCATGCCCACGGGTCCGATGCCTGGGTCTTATAACCACGGCGCTCGATGATGAACTCAATTGCACCGCCACGCGGAATGTGACGGTTGATGTCGCTAACAAAGTGTTCGCCGTCAGCGAGTTGGTCGGCAGTGGTTTCCGCCGCGACCGCTTCGCGAACCCATGCGCCGTATTGGGCGACGTAATGCTCGATCTGTTCCGCCTGGCGGCGCAGGGCGTCAGCTTTGGTCATCTTAATCATCTGTTTGTCTCCGTGTCCGATGTGGTGAAGGGGGCTAAATCAGCCCCACCTTTTCGCCGTCTTCGTCAGTGATTTCGACGACCGCCTTGCCGCTCGGAAGCATGACAACCGTGTAGGTCCAGCCGTCTTCTTCGCCCGTGTTGTTGGCGTCTGCGACGACCTGGGCCGCTGCCGCAGTGGCGAAAATTAAGTGGTTGTTGGGAAGGATAAACATCGTGTCTGTCTCCGTGTCTGATGAGATAGATATATGCGCTCAGCGCAGCTAATGCAAGAGGAAAAGATGCGCTTGGCGCAGAAATATCTCGGGATTGGTCTGTGGTGGCGCGGCGCGTGCTAGCGACTGCGCTGCAGCAAGGCGGGCGCAGCGGGCGGCACCTGTTCAGCGAGGAGCTGTTCGAGGAGATCTGCGACCGGCTCGCTACGGGCGAGAGCTTGCGTGCGATCTGTCGCGATCCTCACATGCCCGATGAAAAGGCGGTGAGGAAATGGGTGACTAAAGACGCCGCTGAGCTTGGTCCGCAATTCGCTCACGCGCGCGAGATGGGCTGTGAAAGCCTCGCTGAGGAGGTGATCGAGATCAGTGACCAACCGTGTCTTGGTCCTGATGGCTTTGTGGATAATGGGGCCGTTCAGCGCGCTCGACTGATGGCTGACAGTCGCAAGTGGTTTCTGTCGAAGCAGATGCCCAAGAAGTATGGTGACAAGGTCACCACGGAGGTCACCGGCGAGGATGGCGGGCCGTTGATCACGCGAATTGAGCTTGTTCCTGTTGCGGCGAGGCCCAGGCCTCAGATCGAGCACGACGACAGCGTTAACGGTAGCCCGGGGGAAGCCCGAACCCCAAAGGGAACAATAAAACGGCTGAAATCCTAGGGTTTAGTCTACGGAGCAACCGCCATCATAGCGGTTGTCCGGCTGGTTGCCGTCGTTGCCTTATATATACGCGCGCGAGGGGGCGTGCGATAAGCCATCCCACGCCCGGGGATGAGAGCCCCTACTTCGGCCCGGGCGAGGCAGCGGCCGGCGGGTTCGATGACCCCCACAGCTCAGCGGGCCAGGCCGGCCGCTTCCGACCCTCTCCAGCTTCGAAGCCCCCCCCTCGGACCCCCGAAAAAATGGGTTCCCATCGCGGCTGCGGTGGCCCCGCCCCGCCCGCACGTTTGTGCGATGTTCCCGTGTTTTCCCATCTTTTTTTTTTGCTAAGCCACTGATATTTTTTTCTAAACCGCCCGCAGCCTAAACAACATATTTTTTTTGTTGATCTAGCGGGCCAGAAAGTATTCGCTAAGTATAAAATAGTAAGCCACGCTTACTAAATTCCTGCGAACCGTTCGCATTTAGCCTGAAACAGCGTGGTGAAGGTAACTGACATGAACGCCAAGGTAGAAATGGAGTGCTAGATGTTCCGTAAAGCCTTGGTATTGCTGGCATTGTTCATAATGTCCGATTTGACATTATCGATTGCGTCGGCCCAGCAGGCGGCTTTTCAGCCGGGTGGCAACACGGTGACGTTGAGCGTGACCGGGGCGACTGCGCGGGTCCAGATCCAGGCGAGCCCGCCGGGCAATGACAATGTGCGGGTATACAACAGCGGCACGGTGCCGGTGTTTCTGTCTTGTGGGGACGTCGCGGTGGTGGCGGTAGCGACTACCAGCATGCCGGTAGCGCCGGGGACGGTCGAGGTGATCCGCTGTGGCCAGACTTATGTGGCGGGGATCAGCGCCGGCACCGCGGCCACGGTTTACCTGACCCCGGGTAATGGCTTGTGATTAAGGCCGCCGCGGCCTTCCTGGTCGGCTTGCTGCTATCGACTTCGGCGTCGGCCTACTTAAAGGCCGGCCCGAACGTCGCCGGCCAGGGGGCGCACCATCGCCTGCAGGGGTCGGCCGTCACCGACACGATGGCGACCAGCCTGTCGGCGGCTTACAGTTTCCGCAAAGTCAGATCGGCCTATGCCGGCAGTGCGGTAAAGCTCAGACGGACGACGGGCGGGACCCAGGACATTGGGTTTACCGCCCAAGGCGACTTCGACACCGCGGCGGCGGCGACGTTTTGCGCCGCCACCACGTGTTTTATCGACACTTGGTACGACCAATCGGCGAACGCCAGGAACGCCACTCAGGCAACGCCGGCGAACCAACCGGCTTACATTGCCGATTGCGGCAACGGCAAGCCGTGTGCGCGGGTATTGACGGCGGGGCAGATACTACAAACGGCGGCAGCCACGTTTGTCGCCAAATCAACCATGAACACGGTGGCACGCCGCGATAGTGGAGCGGGTATTTGTTACCTTTTGCTAAAGGGCGTTAACTCGTATTTCCCCGATACGGCGAACAATTGGCGGCTGACGGACTTTAGTGTCGGTTTTCAGCTTGTGCCGGCGGCTGACGGGGCGTGGCACAGCGCTACGGCGGTAGTTGACGGCGCGGCCAGTGTGGCGGGGATTGACGGCACTGAAACGGTGGCGAACATCCCCGGCGGCGGTGGCAGTGTGTCGATCACGCTTGCCCGGCTGGACGCGGCGACGGCGGTGTGCAGTCAATCCGAGGCGCTCTTATGGGACAACTACGCGCTGAGCCAGGATGAGCGCATCGCGCTGACCAACAACCAGAAACAATACTACACCCCCCTCCCTCTCGACAATTTCGCCGCCCCGGCCGGGGCTTACGGCATGCGTCGGCTAAAGAGCAGCTACAGCGGGCCGGCGATCCGGCTCAGACGGGCCAGCGACAACGCCGAGCAGGACATCGGTTTTCTCGGCTTCACCGGCTTTACCGGGGCGCCCATAGACACGGTGGCGGCCAACAGTTTCTGTGCGGCAACGAGCTGTTTTGTCGTGACGTGGTACGATCAGTCGGCGACGGCGCGGCATGCCGGGCAAGGCACGCCGGCCAGCCAACCGCAGTTTATTTTCAACTGCAACGGCACCTTGCCGTGCTTTCGCTTCAGCACGCAAAACCTGATTAGCGGGCCGCAGGTAACGCCCGCGGCAGCGACGAGTTACTCGGTAGTGGCGAAGACGGATACGGCGGCAAGCTGCGCCTTTATCCAGGCTGGGGTGCAGCAGCTCACCAGCACGGCGGGCTCGGCGCAATGGCTGTTCTGGAATGGCAACCCTTTGTTTGCGACGGCGGCGCACGGGGCATGGCACGCCGGCAACGGCACGATCAACGGCGCCTCCTCGGCTCTTAACATCGACGGCACCGACACGCTTGGCAGCCTCGCGACGGTAACGACAGCGGATTGGTTGTGGACGCCTGCGGCGGGGGCGGCGGGGCCGACTTGCAGCATGGGCGAAGCGGTGTTCTGGAACGGTTATGCCCTAACGGCCAATGAGCGGGCGGTGCTGGCGGCCAATCAGCGCAGTTTCTGGGGATTTTGATGAAGCGGTTGGCCTGGGCGGCGGCTTTGCTGCTGGCGGGGCCGGCAATGGCTGATATGTATCAGGACGCCAGCAACGCCAAGCTGCCCGGCGCGCGGGTAAACCTCGGCCTTGGCCCGAGCGTGTCGATCATGGACTACGGCGCCGACCCGACAGGCGTGGCCAGCAGCGAGGCGGCATTCGCCAGTTGCATCGCCAGCGGCAAAGATTGTCGGGTGCCGGCCGGGACGTATCGATTGGGCTGCAGCGCGCATAACGCGGCGGCAGGCACGGCTGTCGTCGGCGATGGTGCGACAGCGACGGTGCTGAAATTGTCCAACGCCTGCGTGGTTGGTCCGTGGAGCGTGCTGTCGGCGCAGGAGGTGCGCGACCTGACGATAGACATGGCTGGCGCCACGACGGCAGCCGGCGGGTCGATTGTCGTGCAGTTGCCGCGCACCGCGGGGCCGCGGGTCGAGCGGGTGCGGGTGATCAATGCGGCGCCGCTGCGGATGTATCTGGTTGGGCTGGTGTCGGGTGGCGGTGCGACAACAGACCCAATAATCTCGCACAATTACCTGAGCATGGCGTCGCCCACCACCAGCGGCACGCAATGCGTGCTGTTCAGCAGTTCCGGCGGCGGCACGATTACCGGCGGCAGCATCGACAACAACGTCTGCGTCAATGCCGGGATGTATATCAACGCCACTGGGTTGTCGATCGCCGACAACGATGTTAGCGGGTGGAATTTCGGCGGCGGCATTACTACCGAGGCGGCGGCCGGATCGGCAAAGTACCTGATCGCCGGAAACCGCTTTCACGACAGCGGCACGGCCCTCGATGTCAACAACACGGCGGCGAGCGGTGTCGAGAATTGGGGGCCGGACAGTGTGATCGGCGGCAATCATTGCTGGAATATCGGCGGTCCCTGCGTCGGCAACGGGGGGCTGCGGGCCGTGGTGTCGAACAACCGGGCCTATGGTGTCAGCAAGGGTGTGGCGAACGGCTCGGCTTTCGAGAGCGGCAACCTCGGCAGCAGTTATAATGCGAGCGGCACGTTGTATGCCGGCAACTGGGCCGGCGACGATGGCTCGGCACTGCCGTGGTATGGCTACCGGGAGCAGGTCAACACGTTTCAGAACATCGTGTTGTTGGGGAATGATTTTCGTGGCGCACCATTGGGTCGGATTGCGCCGGCAAATCTGAGTGTGGCGACGGCAATTGACGCGGCGAGTGCTGTTGGCGGCGGTGCATCGACGGTGGCGGCATTGCCATCCTGCGGGGCAGCGCTGAAGCACGCGGTAAAGCCGGTGTCGGACCAGAACGGCGCCCCGACCTACCGGGGTGCCCTAACCGGCGGCGGCAGCCTGGCGGTGCTGGCGTATTGCAACGGCACGGCGTGGGAGGCGCATTGAGCCCCTTGTGGCCGGTCCTGGCGGTGCTGGGGCTTCTCGTCGTCATGACCATCAGCACGGTGGCGTTCGGCACGCTGTTTGCCAGTGAAGCGACGGTGAAGACGATGATCGAGGGCAAGATCGTCTCGAGAGCGATCGTGCTTTTCCTCGTTGTCCCGACGATTGCTATCCTGTGCGTGCAGGATCGGATATCGGGCGAGGCGGCGTTGGCGGCACTGTCGGCTATTGCCGGCTACATCCTCGGCGGGACCGGATGACCAAGCCGAAGTTCTGGGCCAAGCCATTACCGTTTTGCAAGCTGTGCGGCGAGCGGGTAACCGAGCCCTGCGACCGCTGGCTGGCCTTGGAGCGGGTCAAATCGCAGCCGGTGCCGAACTGGCCCCGATACGATCCCGTAGAATTGCCGCCCGACTGCTTTGCCGACAACATCGAGGAGGGCCCCGACCTGGGACGTTTGCCGCCCAGGCCTGCGACCCTGCCGGGTACCCGGTCCAGCATGGGTTGGACAAGGGAAAGTTAATGCGTTCGTCGAACAGCGGCCAGATTGAACTGCCGGAGAAGTTGGTTGAGGTATTCTCAGGGGAAGCCTTGTACCGTGGTGCCTTCGGAGGAAGGGGTTCCGCAAAATCGAGATCCTTCGCAAAAATGGCTGCTGTTTATGGATTACGCTGCGCCCAGGCGAAGGAAAGCGGGGTTATTGTTTGTGGTCGAGAATTTCAAAACTCGCTTGATGAAAGCAGCATGGCGGAAGTCAAGCAAGCTATTGAGTCAGAACCGTGGCTTGCTAAGAATTATGAGATTGGGGAAAAGTACATCCGCACCAAAGACGGCCGGATTGACTTTACTTTTGTGGGCCTCCGGCGGAACATCGAAAGCGTTAAATCTACGGCGCGCATTAGGCTTCTTTGGGTCGATGAGGCGGAGCCGGTTAGTGAAGTCGCCTGGCAGAAAGCCATACCAACAGTACGCGAGGAAGGGGCCGAGATTTGGTGCACTTGGAACCCAGAGCGACGTGCATCCGCGACAAACCAACGCTTTAGAATAAATCCACCACTTAACAGTAAGATTGTAGAGGTAAATTATAAGGATAATCCTTGGTTTCCGAGTGTCTTGGAGCAGATCCGGGCAGAAGACGAAAGACTGAGACCGGAGCAATACGGGCATATTTGGTTAGGAGATTATGCTTCCGCGCACACGGGAGCTTATTTTGCTAGGCATCTGAACGAGGCTAAGGAGCAGAACCGGATAACAAAAGTCACGCGCGACCCATTGCTTTCGATAAAGGCGTTTTGTGATTTAGGCGGTACTGGGGCGAAGAGCGATGCCTTTGCGATGTGGATCGTGCAGTTCGCCGGTCGTAACGCAATCCATGTGCTTTCGTATTACGAGGCGGTTGGCCAAACGTTGGGAACGCACATTGAGTGGTTGCGGGATAGCGGTTGGGGAAAGTCGCAAATCTATTTGCCGCATGATGGTGCAACGCACGACAGGATTTATGACGTAAGTTTTGAGAGTGCTTTCCGGCAGGCAGGATTTCCAGTGGATGTAATTCCCAATCAGGGCCGCGGTGCCGCCAAGATGCGGATTGAAGCGGCGCGCAGGTTATTTCCGTCTGTTTGGTTTAACGAGGAAACCACCGAAGCGGGAAGAGATGCCTTAGGTTGGTATCACGAAAAGAAATCAGAAGATATTAGAGATGTTGGACTTGGACCTGAGCACGACTGGAGTTCAAATGGCGCTGACGCATTTGGACTTATGTGCATTGCTTATGAGATGCCGCAAGGACGGCCGCAAAAGTTGAAATACCCTGCTATGGGCATAGTCTGATTTACAGCAATATCAGTTGCCCGGTAGTTGGATTGCGTAAAGTGGCTTGTTTCCTGGTATTACATTGCCGACAAGCACAACAACTATTGGCCAGTGTGTTGCCGCCACCCTTGGAAAATGGAATGATGTGGTCGTGGGTTGGACGGAGTTTGGCGGTAAATGGTGTTTTGCACCAATGGCAATGTTTTGAGCGGGCGCGAAGGATTTGCCATTCTGTCAGGGTAAAGGTGTTCTCGGTGGCGGCCTTGCGCGCGCGGCGCCGGTGCTCGGACGCGACTTTCTGTTCTCGTGATTTTTCCAGATTGGCTGCTCTCCAGGTCTTCATGCGTTTAGTGGCTGGGGCACGCGACTTTTCTCTGAATACAGGATCATTAGCCCAGCGATTTTTTGCGTATTTGCGGCTACATGCACGATCACGTTCTTTTTGTTCTTCGCTGCGTACCCGCCCGGCGCGCTTTTTGTCGTATTCGCGCTGATATTCGCGCAAGTGCTCGGCGTTTTCGAGGCGCCATTGGCGCATGTATTCCTTCTTCGCCTCGGCTTCACTACGTGTACGTTCGGGCATCGTTAGGCTCCCTCAAAACCGGCGGCGCATCTTATTATAAGAGACCGCAACAGGAGAAGTAACAATGGCTTACGTCGCAGTATCAAATAGCCCGATCCGGGTACGCCAGACCAGCGGCGCGGTTGACCCGGGTTATGGCCAGGGCGATCCCGGGCGTCCGGATAATTCGCTGCCGGGCGGTGGCTACCCGAGCCAGGGCTTGCCGCCCGGTGGGCAGATTGACAACAGCCTGCCCGAGCCGCCGCCGGGGATCTGGCCGCCGGCCTCTCCGGGGCATCCGTGGTTGCCGATCCCGCCGGACGCCAGCACCAAGCCGCCGCCGGGGACGGTATGGCCGCCGGTGGCGGAGAGTTTGCCGGATGGCGAGTTTTGGGTGGTGGTCGGCATTCCCGGGGTGGGTTGGCGCTATGTCTGCGTCGACTTGAACCTGCGGCCGGACAACTCTCTCCCGGGCCAGCCCGGTCACCCGGCCAATCGCCCGCCGGGGCAAGGAGCTCCGCCGCGGCCGGATCAGGGGCTCCCCCCGACCGCCGAACCGAAGCGGTAGGAACAAGAGGTCGCCTCGTGGCGCCCTTTCCTTTTTAGGAGCAGAGATGAGTGCGAGTGACAGCGCGATGCTGCAGGGCCTGACGGAGCGGATCGAGAAGCTAGAGAAGACCGTCCAGGAGTTGGTCGAGCGCGTCCAGGGCAAGGAGCTGCACGGCGATCTCTACGGCCCGGAGGTCAACCACACCGAAGAGCGCGAGGCGCGTCGTGGGCCGGGTCGGCCGCCCGGAGCGCGCTGATTGGGATAGCGGGATCGTTGGTAGCAGGCGGTGCAGAGGCCGAGGGCAACGTGCTGCCGACTGGTCCCGCCGCAGTCGGTGCAGCGGTCATGTTTTCTGGCCCACCCGATAAGACCGACGTGAATGCCAGGATGAGCGTATCGGGTGGTTAGTCTAAGATTTTCGGGGGAATTATTGAGCGTATCTTCATTGACATGATGGACGTGCTCCCAGGTTTCGAGCGGGCGTCCGATCATAGTTTCCATGACGGCGCGATGCTCATACTTCCACCCTGTCTTAGTTTTGATCATGCGATAGACCATACCCGGGCCGGAATAGTGCAGGCGGGATGCTCCGATGGGTCGCGGTATTCTTACGGAGACGCCGCGCTGTCGGTCGGCTTTAGCTCGCATGCCATGCCCAGATATGAATTTTGGATAAATGCTAACTCGTCCGGTTTTCTTGTCGATACGGGGCGGAATTTGATTTCCGCAGCCGCAGGGGCAGATTTTTACAACAGTTCTGGAGCCGCGCTGTGGCATGCGTCATTATCCTCTAGCGCAATGGAGCACGATGGTATGCCGTCAAGAACTAAGAAGCAAGCTAAGACGATGGCCGCGGCGGCGCACAACCCGGCCTTTGCCAAGAAGGTCGGCATTCCGCAGTCGGTAGCGAAAGATTTTAACCAGGCTGACAAGGGGGCCGGGATCTTGAAGAAGAAGGGCAAAAAGGGCCGCTGATGAGCGACGCTTACCGGACCCTGGGGAGCGCCTTTGCCGGCGACGATCTGCCGGGCAGCATGCGTCCTGGAGGACGCCGGCAGCCGGAACGCCCGCAGGAGATCGTCCAGGGTCTCGATCTGGACGAACTGGATGAGGAGAACGTCAAGTCGATCATCCAGGAAGAGTTGGACAGCGCCCTCGGCAAGGATGGCGGGCAGCTCAGCCACGATCGCATGGAGGCGATGAAGTATTACAACGGCGAGCCGTTCGGCAACGAGGTGGCGGACCGCAGCCAGGTCGTCATGCGCACCGTGCTGGAGGCGGTGGAGTGGGTCATTCCGGCGCTTATCCGGATCTTCACGGCATCGGACAAGCTGTGCATTGTCGAGCCGCCGCGGCCGGGGATGGAAAATATTGCCAGGCAGGCAACCGACTTTCTTAATTACACCCTGATGAGCGACAATAACGGGTTTATGTTGCTCCACGATTGGTTTAAGGATGCTCTACTGGAACGCTTGGGTTGGGTAAAGTATTATTGGGACACCCAGAAGACCACCGAGACCTATACGTATACAGGACTGACCAAGGAGCAATATGACGCGCTCTTGGGCGATGACGAAGACATCGAAGTCGTCAAGCTGACGAAATACACCCAGGACGCGGACGAGTTCACGATGGACCGGCCTTTTGTGCCGCCACCCGCGCCCATGCCGTTGCCTCCCCCGATGCCAATCGGGCAGCCAGGACCGCCTGCCATGCCCGCCCCAGGGCCTCTGCCGCCAGGTCCGGGTGTTCCGGGAATGGGTGGTCTTCCTGGCGGAGTTGGTCCCGGGCCAATGCCAGGGCCGCTGCCGCCGCCTCCAGGGCTTGCCGGGCTGTCTCCAGGTGCGCCGTCGCAGCCGATGCTGCCATCACTACCGCCTCCGCCGGTTGAGCTGTACGACTGTACCTTGCGGGTTACCCGCGAGCACGGTGTTGTGCGCATCCAGAACGTGCCGCCGGAGGAGATCCTATTCTCCCGCCGGGCCAAACGCGGCGATATCCCGTTCCTGTCCCACCGGCGCAGATGGACTTATAGCGATCTCGTCCAGCAGGGCTACGACCAGGAGTGCCTCGACCTGGTGCCGATGGACGATAGTGCCGAGTTCAGTATGGAGCGGGTGGAGCGGCATAGCGAGGAGCAGGACTGGCCGCATGGCAACGCCAAGGGCAGCCGCAGGGAGATCTGGGTCGAGGAGAACTACTGCAAATTAGCGGTCGAGGAGTTCGACGAAGGCGGCAAGACATCTGAACTCTACCGGGTGATGACCGCCGGTAACGGCATGGTCATTCTAACGAAAGACGGCAAGGCGGCGGTCGAGTGCGTCGACGAGGTGCCGTTTATCAGCATCTGCCCGATCCCCGCCTCTCATAAGTTGGTCGGGCAGTCTCTCGCCGATCTGACGATGGATCTGCAATTGATCAAGTCGACCTTGATCCGGCAGATGATTGACAACGCTTTCCTGTCCAACTGGCCCCGCATCGAGGTCGGTGACGATAGTGTCAATGAGAATACTTACGACGATCTTCTAACTCTCCGGCCCGGCGGGATCGTCAGGACCAGAAGGCTGGGCGGCGTCCAGCCGATGATGATCCCGTTCACTGCGGATAAGAGCTTCCCATTAGTCCAATATTTGGACGAGATCGCCCAGCTCAGGACAGGCATATCATCTCAAGGCCAGATGATCAGCCCGGACGCGCTGAACAACACCGCCGCCGCCTCGATCGCTATGTTGCAGCAATCGGCGGCGCAGCGGGTGGAGTTGTTTGCCAGGATCTTCGCTCACGGGGTGGAAGAACTGATGCGTGGGGTGATGCGCCTCATTCGGAAAAATCAGCAGCAGGAACGCATCATCCGGGTGACTGGCGGCTGGCTGAATGTCGACCCCAGGGAGTGGCGGCAGGAGATGCCGGTGACGGTGTCGGTAGGGCTCGGCACCGGCAACCGCGACCAGATATTGCAGCATTTGATGCAGGTGATCCAACTGCAGGGGACCATCGTGCAGCAGCAGGGTGGTGTCGGCGGGCCCCTGGTGTACCCGCAGAATGTCTACGACGCGCTGAAGGCCTTGCAGGAAAATGCGGGCTTTAAGAGCAGCTTCTTCGCTGATCCCAGACAAGGCCCGCCACCGGGCAGCCCGCCGCCGCCGCCGAAACCGCCTGATCCGGAGATGCTGAAGGCGCAGGCCAAGATCCAACAGGAGCAGATGCAGGCGCAGGCCAATTCTCAGGCGATCGTCATCAAGGCGCAGGCGGAGGAGCGGCTGCTCAACGAGAAAGCCCAGGCTGACGCAGCGATCCAGCAGCAGAAGCTGCAGCACGAAAAGGAGATGGGGCTCCTCAAGGCCGAGTACGAAAAGGAGCTGGAGCGCCAGAAGGCGGAGAACAACCTAGCCGTCGGCATGGCCAAGGTCAGGATCGCGGGCGAAGCAAAACAGCGCGAGATCGAGCTGAAATACGCTGCCGGGGCTTACGACCAGCGCCCGGTGGGGCCACCCAACGGACCGGTCAATGGCGGCGCTTGATTGGCTACAAAGCCTGTTGGGTGGCGGCGATCCCGAGGCGGAAGGTGCCGCGCAAGCCAGCACGGCGATGCAGCCGGCGGTGCTGCAGCACCTCCAGGACATCATCAGCGGCAAGGTAGCGACGGGCGGCGCACTGGCGCAGAACTATTATGACCCGCAGGCTAGCTTCGCACAGAACGCGTTAAACCCGGCTGCTCTCGGGCAGGCGACCGACATCGCGATGGGGGTCGGGCCGGGAGCGATCCGAGTGCCGCGTATGACGCCTGCCATGCAGCGGCAGATGATCACGCTCGACACGCCGTTGGCTTCGGCGCCGGAGGACGTTATCCCGACGCCGCTGGTGCCGAACACGCCGCCGGCGAAGTTTCCGCAGTACGCCGAAAGCTATCCGGAGATCGGTCCGCCGGTTTTGAAGCTCGATAAAAAGAAGGGGGAAGAGTATCTGGCCAAGCAACTGACGCCGGAGGCTACGGCTTTCAAAAAGGAACGCGAACGCATCGTCAAAGACATGAATGATGTTGGGTTCACACCTTATTTTGACCCGGCAATGCGGACCAATGTAGACCCGTCATACTACCCCCCGAACCTCGATACGGCGTCGATTGTACCGGCCAAACAGGCGACGATCGATACGCATATGTCGGTGATCGGCAGTCCGGAGGCGCGCGAGCGGCTGCAGACCGCTTATCAGCGCGGCAGCGAGATGCCGAACACCGAGCAGTGGTATGCGATGAAGCAGCTTGAGGACGAGTTCATCAAGCATTTGGGACCGGTTGCCGGGCGGGAAGCTTTCCAGCAGAAATTTGCGACCAGCATGGCGGCGACTACCGGCGGGGCCAATCCGGAGAGCAACTTCTTGATGGCGATGTACGGCAATTATCTCCGAAATCAGGGGGCGCCGTATCCCCAGGCGGCTTACGACATGCCGTTCCCGATCGGTGGTCGGTATGCGTCAGGAAACATGGAGCAGCACCAGAAGATCTTTGACGCCGGCGGGTTCTCGTCGCTCGGTGCAGCCAACCCGAAACGCCACGATTTCTCGCAGGCATTTACCGGCAATCCGAATGTTGTGACGATGGACGAGCAGATGACATCCGGCATGGTTCCGGGGCTTAACGTACCGAATTGGTACGGCTTACATCAACAGGTGGCGCGCGAGGAGGCGGCTAAGGCCGGCGTCTCCGGGCGAGACTTTCAGGATGTCGCCTGGGGCGGGTTCAAGAACCTGAAGGACCCGAAATACACCTCGGGCCAGCCGATGATCGATGTTGTCAACGAGAGCATTGAGCGCACCCATCGGCTGACCGGCATGCCGCGCGAGGAGATCGTGCGGCGCGGCATCGTCAACAGCGAGATCCCGATGTACGGGCTGTTAGGTGCCGTCGGGCTGGGAGCGGTGGCCAACCAGTACTAGCTGTACCAGTCGAGGTCTTCGATGATCGGGCCCGCGGCCTCGTAGGTGAAGCGCAGCCCGTCTAGCTGGCGATCGGCCATGCGCCATTCGGCCGAGTCAAAGTCGGCGGCTTTCTTGCGCGCCACCAGCGCGGTGATGACGCGCTCAAGGTCTTCTTCGGTTTCGGGATGGTTCATGATTAACACTCCGGAGGCATTATAGCACCGATGGCCGTCGTGGAGTTTCGCCGGAAAGAGCCGCCCGAACCCCGGATTTGGCAATGCAACTGCGATTGCCAGGCGTTTTGGCTGTACGAGGATGGCAGCATCCAGTGCCAGGCGTGCGACGCCTTTGCCAACACAATGAAGGGGCAGTGGTCGGTGGTGGTGGCGGAAGCGGATGATCCTGCTTAATACGGTGACGGACGGAAGCCTGACTACACCAGTGCTTGTCGGGTCGGCCGCGCCCTATCCGCCGTCGGGTCCGGCTATAGCATGATCTGGGGTCGGTTTGCCCGATTTCTGGCGGAGGCAAAGAAGCCCTGGCGCTCTACTCAGCCGGTGCCGCAGAGCCAGGGCGAGTTGGGCGAAGAGGCTAGGAAGCTCCTCGACAACCCGGTTCTGATCGAAGCCTTGGACCGGATCGAGCGGAGTTTGACCAACACCTGGCGCAACAGCCGGGCGGGGGACGAGGCGGAGCGCGAGGCTTCTTACCGGCTCTACTGGGCGGTGGAAAGCTTAAAGGCGGAACTGCGAGTGATGATCGCGAATGCTGGAATGAGTAATCGGCAATGATTATTGAAATCTTGTTCATTATGGTGATGTTCCTTTGGCTCCTCACCATTCTACCGTTCCCGCCACTGGCGCCTTACTCCGGGTCTAATGTGTTCTTTGCCTTTGTCGCCGTGTTGTTGTTGGGCCTCTATCTCTTCCTGCCGGCCTTGCGCGGATGAACGTCGAGGGCCTTACCAACCGGCAGCTCCTGGTGCGGGCATTGAAGCGCCTTCTGGACGAGATCGAGCCGGGGATGGTTTCAAACGAAGCTATCCGGTGGGCTGAAGAGGCCCTGGGCGAGGTTGTCAGAAACAAAAAGCCCGAGAGCTTGGCTAAACTAAAGCCGAGCAAGAAAATCTAACTCAGCCCGGCATTAAAGCCGGGCTTTTTTATAGGACAAATCAGATGAGCGACAACGCCCCCACTGTGGGCGGCGACGTATCTGTGCTGCCGAGCGACAGCCGCGCCATGACCGAAGCGCAGGTCATGGAGGGCATCGAAGGATTGCTCGACGACAAACCGAAAAAGCGACAACCGCGGACGCTGGAGACCCGGCCACTACCGTTGCGCGACAGCGCGATGGGGCCGGATGACCAGTCAGCGGCAGAGGAGCAAGGGTCGGATGACCCGAAGCCTGGACCGGAAGATCCGGCCCCCAGTGATGAGGAGGAGGAGGACGAAGCCTACGAACCCGACCTCGAACCCGCCCAAGAGGGCGAGGACGGGTCGGACCATCAAGGGATCGAGCCGCCAAACAGTTGGAGTAGAGAAGACAAGGAAGTGTTCCGAGCGCTCCCACCCGAAGCACAGGCGGTTATCGCCCGGCGGGAGAGCGAGCAGAACAAGGCCTTTACCCAGAAGACCCAAGAGATAGCCGAACATCGCAAAGCACTCGAAAGTACTTTTCTCACTGTTCAGCAGGAGCGCGAAGCCTACGCTAACAATCTGCAACAACTGTTGTTTGTCGCTGCCCCCGAGGCTCAGAAGTTCCAAGAGATCGATTGGCAGCGACTAGCCCAGGAACAGCCGGCCGACTATGTGCGGCTCTCTGCCGAACGCGACGCTCTCAGAGGTCGCATCGGCGGTATCCAGCAGGAACTGCAACGGGTTGCGGCGCAGAGCAGAGAGGCTCAGGCGTGGCAATTCCAGCAGACCGTGCAGGCCGAGCAACAGAAGCTGCGCGAGGCTATCCCGGAATTTGCCGACCCCGAGAAGGGGCCACGGAAAATTGCGGAGATGCGGCAGTGGCTTCAGAAAAAAGGCTTTGCCGACCAGGAAATCAGCCAGGTGGTGGATCACCGGGTGCTGCTTGTGGTCGAGGAGGCGATGCAGGCCGACCGGCAGAAAGTGATCCGCCGGGAGGCTCAGCAGAAGCGCAGCAACGGCAATGGCATTCCCGTACAACCGCCCGGCGCTTCACGACAGAGGCCGGACAGTCGGGCAGCCCAACGCCGCAATGAAAAGATGGCAGCGCTCAAGCGTAGCGGCAGTGAAAAAGACGCGATCGGCTATCTCATGGAGATCCTCTGACAACCGACGCCTTACACCGCCTTAGGCAAGCGGCACCGCCACCGTCGCGACGACGGCGGCATTCCCTCTTGATGGAGCCTTCTCTATGGCAATTATCTCAGGAACCGCGACTACCTTTGCGGGTAGTCCAGGAATGCAGGGGCTCAGGGAGGACCTGAGCGACATGATCTACAACCTAAGCCCGTCTGGATTTCGGACCTTTGACGTAGTATGATCATCGCCTCTGTGAGGGGTGATGATGCGTGTTTCCGTTCAATGTGAGTGGTGCGGCAAAGAAGAGCGGGTGATCCCCGCAAGAGCGGTAAAATACCGCTTCTGTTCTTACGCCTGTAGAGGGGCGTGGCGTGCGGTCAACTGGCGTGGGGAAAATCACCCCAATTGGCAGGGGGAAAGGATACGCGAGGCGCTTTGCCAGCATTGCGGCAAGAGCTTTGCCTTCAATCCCTATGGGGAGTACGTCAACAAGCCTCATCAATTCTGTTCTCCGGAGTGCAAAAAGGCGGGTCAGAAACGCTATTACGGCGTTGAACATCCGCTCTACAATCCGAATTCTCGCCGGGCTAACCGACGAGGGCGGCACGGCGCATGGGCGCGCGCGGTCATCGGCCGAGATAGCGCTACATGTCAGCACTGTGGGGCAGCAGGTGTCGAACTCCACGCGCACCATATTATGTCGTACGAGCAATATCCCGAGCTTCGCTGGGAAGTTAGTAACGGGGTTACGCTCTGCTACCGATGTCATTGGGCGGTACATACTGCATCAGATGCAAACGGGGTGAATTCGGGGGATCTCCGACCGGGTAATGCCGAGGACAATCCCGAGCCAAGCTTCGGGCGAAAGCCCGTTGAAGGTGTAACGACTAGAGGCCGAGCCTACCGCCGATGGGATGGCAATTGCGAGGAATGCGGCAAGTTCATATCGAAGCGCTGGAGCGACACGGTCGGTAAGGCCCATCTCTTCTGCTCTCGAAGCTGTGCTTCCAAGTTCCAATGCAGGCGCCAATACGCCCCCAAAACGGCCATGGCAGTAATTGCCTCCACGAGCGCCCTGCCCGAAAGGGATGATATAGTCTGACCTGCCGGGTAACCGGTAGAAGTGCGGATAAAGAGCCGCACGATAACAGGGGTGGATACCCCATTCACCAGTAATGTCGGCCGTGGAACTGCCGACGCGGTTTATCACGAGTGGCAAACCGACAGTCTAGCTGCCCCGAATACTGCCAACGCGCAGTTCCAGGGCGACGACATTGCGACTTTTACTGCCGCATCAGTGACGACAAGGCTGGGTAATAGAACCCAGATCTCTAGAAAAGAAGTCATCATCTCGGCGACGCTGGACGCGGTGAACAAAGCCGGCCGGCGCACCGAGCTGGCCTACCAGCTCACCAAGCGTGCCAAGGAGCTGAAGATCGACATCGAAGCGATCCTGCTCTCGAACCAGGCCAAGGTCGTTGGTGCGGCGGCAACGGCGCCGAAAGCTGCCAGCGTGTTGAGCTGGATCAAGACCAACGTCAGCCATGTCGGCACCAATCCTACTGGAGACGGGACCGATGCACGGGTAGACGGCACGCCGCGGGCCTTTACCGAGGCGATGCTCAAAACGGTGATGGCGAGCGTTTACAACAACAGTTCGGAGGACCTCGACGTGCTGATGGTGGGCGCGTCGAACAAAGCGGTGGCCTCAGGGTTCGCCGGCGGCGCACAGAAGACCTACGACGTGTCGGATCGTAAGTTGGTTACCACGATCGACGTGTACGTGGGCGATTTTTCGACCGTGAGGATCATCCCCAACCGCTTTATGCGGGTGCGGGATGCGCTCCTGCTCAATTGGTCACTCTGGTCGGTCGATTGGTTGCGGCCGATCCGGCAGTTCGAGTTGGCCAAGACGGGCGACGCCGAGAAGCGGATGCTTGTGGGTGAATGGACATTGCGGGCCAACAACGAGGCCGGCAACGGAGCCGTTTACGACCTCACGGCGCCGTAACCGGACCTGAACAGAAGGAGGGACAACTCTGGGGTTGTTCCTCCTTTTTCATGGCGCGTCCGGCAACCGCTTAGCGCAGCGCGGGCACCATCGCCGTTCTGTCGCGACCAGGCCACGCACCCGCGCCCTCGGGTGGCCAAACAACCGGCACAACGCCCGAGCCCACCAGCTCGGCTCGACAACGACCCATTCATCGGTGACTTGCATGACCGAATACCTCCTCAACCACGATCTCCAGACTGGCATCTACGAGACCTTCGAGTACAACGAAGACACCGGCGACATAATTATTAGAAGATGGGCCGACGTGCAGCCGGTGCTGGATGCCAACAAATCCTTCCACTTAGAGAGCGACGGCAAGGGCAAGGATGCCTGGCTGGCGGCGCGCATCCCGGACAACATCGCGCAGGATTGGCTCACCCGCTTCGGCATCAACGCCTGGAAGGGCGAGCACTGGCCGATGGTGAAGAAGCTGCTGCAAGACCCCGAATGGCGGGATTTACGCCCCACAAGTTTTAAACTTTGAGTTATAATATGCGGCCTGACCGGGCGTTGCTGCGCCCGGCCAAGCCTAACCATCGGCAAGGGAGTGAGCCATGCCAGAGGCTGATGACATATTACCGCGATTTCGTCGCGCCGCAGCCCGTAAGGCCGGGCTTATGTATTATTTTACAGGCAAGCCTTGCCCTAAGGGGCACGTTACATATCGACTAACAAAAACTGCACATTGTATTGAGTGTGACGTATTAAAACGCCAGGCGTACAAAGCTAAGAATTTGGCGCATTGGCATGACAAATACGATAATGATCCGGAATTTAGGGCAAGTCAGCAAAAGCGTATTCGCGAGAGATGGAAAGATCCTAAATTTCGAGAGTATCGCCGTGAGTATCATAGAAGGCGATACAAAGAAGACCTAGCATTTCGTGAGATAAAAAAATTAGCAGCGATTGCCAATCGCAAAAATGGCGGTCATCGCTGGTCTACGCTTGGTGTTAGTCGAGAAAAATTTACAGAAATGCTTGCTTCCCAAAATAACTTGTGTGCAATTTGTGGTAATGCTCTGGATGGTGGAAAGGAAACCCATTTAGATCATAATCATAAAACTGGTAAAATTAGAGGTATTTTGTGTCGTGGATGCAATCACGGGATTGGTCACTTTTATGAAAAGATCGAACTGATGCGAAATGCCATTAGATACTTGGAGAAGTATAATGTGTAATTGCAAGCACCTGAGACCAACCAGTTTTAAGCTGTAGGGCGCATGGCACTTTCGACCTACACCGACTTGCGGACCGCCGTACTTGGCTGGCTAGCCCGGCCGGGCGATCCGTTGGTGGCACCGGCGGTGCCCGATATGGTCCGCCTGTTCGAGGCCGAGGCCAACCGGCGCCTCAGAACGATCGATGCCGAGCGGCACGCGGTTCTGACCATGGACACGAACGGGTTTATGGTATTGCCGCAAGATTGCTGGGCTATCCGGTCGGTCGCCTTGAACGGGCTGCAATTGCAGTTCATGCCGCCCGGATCGGAAGTGTTTTCGCAGCCCGGTGGCAGTCCCCGCTATTACAGTTTGCTCGGCTACAACCAGGGTGCGGAGGATGGTCAGGGCGGGCAATGGCTGGAGTTCTGGCTGTTTGTTGGTCCCACCGCCGGCGGCACTATCGAGTTGATGTATCAGGTCGGCGTGCCGCCGCTCGGCGCTACCAGGCCAACCAACTGGCTCCTGGAAACCCATCCCGATGCCTACACCTTTGGCACCCTGGCCGAGGCCGAGCTTTACATCGGCCACGACGAGCGGGCGCCGATGTGGCTACAACGGCGCGACGCGGTATTCGCCTCGATCGAGGCGTTTGACCGCAAGACCCGCTGGGCCGGCCCGATGCAGATCCGGGCGCACGGTATCCAAACCAGCGCCGGCAGTGCCAGCGGCGGGGCGGCGCCCGCTCCGGTTCCGTTACCGGTTGCCGAGGCGGCGGTGCGGGTGGTCAATCCGTTCTCGGGCGCCCTAGTGGTGATGTTGGCTGGCGAGCGGGCTTTGTATGTCGCTGGCGGTCCTCGCGCCGCCCTGACGATTTGGTTGCCGCCGGCGGAGCCGGACATGTTGGTGGAGATCAGTTTTGCCAACCCCGTGACGGCGCTGACGATAGCGGATGCCGGCGCCGCGCCCTTATCGCCCCCCGAGAATGCTTACGGTCCAGGTGCCGGATTGCAGTTCCGTTATCTAGAGACGGGTTGGGTGTACTGGGCATGACCATCGCGCCGATGCGATCGATCATACGAAGGATTGTATGCCCACCGCTTGTCTGGTGTCGAGTGGCTTAGGGGACGAGGGGTAGCAAGCCGGTGACTATAGCAAGTTGGCCAGAATGGCTGCCGGATCAGCCGGATTTCGGCAACACCGGCAGCCCGGTCATCAAGAACTGCGTGCCGCTGACCCAGAAATCCTACGGCCCGATGCCGACGGGGGTGCCGTGGAGCGACAACACCCTGGACGAGGTCTGCCAGGGTTCCTACTCACTCCGCGCCCCGGACGGGCAGGTCTACATCTTCGCCGGCGACCGGCAAAAGCTCTACCAGGTGGTGCCGACCACTAAAAACTTGGCCGACGCCTCGCGCACTACCGGCGGGGCTTATGCGACGCCGCCCATCCTCTTGGCGGGCGGTCACTGGTCGATGACCAGCTTTGGCGACCGCATCATCGCGACCAACGGGGTGGACCCGATCCAGAGCCTGGCCTTGGGGGATGCTAACTTCGCCGATCTGCAGCCGGGTGACCCGCTGGCCGACCCGGTCGTTGCGCCTGCGCCGGTCGCCAAATACGTCGCGGTGGTGAAAGACTTCCTGATGGTCGGCAACACCGTCGACGACGTGGACGGGCCCAGACCCTATCGGGTGTGGTGGTCGAGCATCAACGACCCGCCTTCCTGGCCAGTCCCGGGAAGCATAGAAGCGCAACAGGTCATGAGCGATTACCAAGATCTGGTGCAAACCGACCTGGGCAACGTCACTCAGTTGGTCTCCGGTTTTTCTCCCGGTAGCGATGTCGTTATTTTCTGCGAGAGGGGGATTTACACAGCCTCCTTCACGGGACCGCCACTCATCTTCCAGTTTAGAATTGCTCAAGGTGCCAGCGGCACGATGGCGCCGCGTTCGGTGGTGGTGGATCACGCACGCGACCAGAGCGGCGCCGTCCGGCCGGTCTGTTACTACCTGTCGTCCGATGGCTTTGCTGCCTTTGACGGTAGTGCCTCTTACCCCGTCGGCGCCCAGAAATGGGACGCCTTGTTCTGGCGCGAGCTGGACGACCAATACCTGACTTATGTTCAGGGTATCCGCGACCCGCGCTCTCGCAGCGTCATCTGGGCCTATCCAACGGTCGGTTCAAACGGTCTTCTCAGCCGTCTTTTCGTCTACAACTGGGAGCTTTCCCGCGCCTCCTACATCGACCTCGATCCGCCGCTGACGCACGTCGAGTGGATGACGGTCGCGATGTACGGCACCATCTACAACCTCGACAATATCGACGGGCTCGGCGACCTCGACACCATCTTGCCGTCCTTTGACGATCCGTTCTGGACCGGCAACATGGCGTCCAGGCTATCCTTCTTTGACCGGGATCACCGTCTGGTAATCGGTGGCGGCCCGGCGATGGCGCCTACTTTAGAAACCGCCGAGATGCAGCCAAACGATGGCAGGCGGGCGTGGGTGCGGATGACGCGGCCCCTCAATGACGGCAACGCCACCGCGACAATCGCGGTTGGCCACCGCGAGCGGCAGACCGATCCCGTCACCTGGGATCCGCCGGTCGCGCTCAATGAGATCGGGGAGTGCCCGCAGCGGACTACCGGGCGATATCTGCGGTTTCGGATGCAGATGCCGGCGGGGCAGACCTGGAGGCAGCTTCAGGGCATAGAGCTTGACCTTTTCCCGGAAGGTTCGCGGCGCTGATGTGTCCTGTTCGAGCAGCGGAAGATTAGATGGCCGCGCACAGCCCGCTCACCACCACCGTGCCCACAGTGCCGCCGGATCAGCCGCCGCAAGCCTGGGCCTCATGGCTGCGCGGCATGGCGGAGAGCCTTAATTTGCTTGCCGCCCGCGCCAACAATGTGCCGCCGGACGCGGCCAACGATGCAGCAGCGGCCGCGGCAGGCGTACCGGTCGGCGGTCTCTACAAAAACGGCAGTGTTTTGATGGTGCGGGTTGCCTGAAGTCAGCGTGCGCTTGCCGCCGCTCGATGAACTGGCGGAACGCTGGCGGTACATCGCGCCGCTCCTTGCCAAGTCTACCCTCCGGGCCGGCGGCGCTTACGAGCCGGTCGATGTCTTGCGGGCGGCGTTTGCTGGCCAGTTCGGTATCTGGATCTGTGAAATAGACCGCAAGGTCGCCGCCGTCATCGTCACCGAGATCAAGCAGTACCCACGCCGCCGCGCGCTCGAAATGATCTTTGCCGGCGGCAGCAACATGGAAATGTGGATCAAGCCGTTGATTGAAGCAATTGACCGGCACGCGCGGGAAACCGGGTGTCAGTGCATCACTACGCTTGGCCGCCCCGGGTGGCTGCGCGCTTGGGGGGCCGAAGCGACCGGCGACATCGCGATGCTGCGAAGGGTTGAATAGATGGGCAAGCCGTCGCAGACCAACGCCACCAGTACCGCCATTAACCCGGTGCAGGTGGCACAACAACCTTATCTCAACTACGGTTGGGGGCAGGCGCAGAACCTCTACCAGAACAACCCGCAGACTTATTACCCCGGCCAGACCCTGGCCGACTATATCCCGCCCAACACCCTGCAAACCCAGGGCTACCAGGACCTCTACAACACCGGGCAGAACGTCACTGCCGGCATGTGGCCGACTGCCAACACCGCATTCCAGCAAGCTGCCGGCGGGCAATATGGCGGGGCCTACAACCCGGCCTATCCGTTTTACCAGCAGTTCGCCGGCGGCTCCGGGCCGGTGATGAATAACTATCAGGCGCTGGAGAACGATGCGCGGCAGGGTGGTCAGCAATACGCGAGTGCGGTCGGGCAATATGCCGCCCCCTCGATGGCATATGGCGCCCAAGGTGCTGCCAATAACAATCTGGGATTGAGCCAATTAGGCCAGACAGCCTCGGGCTATTACCTGAACTCCAACCCGTACATGGCCCAGATGGTCCAGTCGGCGATGGACCCGGTGACCCGCAACTACCAGACCAGTGTTGCTCCCTCGCTCGATGCCGCCGCCAGCGCGGCGGGGCGGTACGGTTCGGGGACCCAGGCCGGGCTTACCAGCACGGCGCAGCAGAACCTCGGCCGCAGCCTCTCTGACCTGTCGGGCAACCTCTACGGACAGCAATACGCGAGGGAGCGCCAGGCGCAGGACGCCGCCGCACAAAACTATGGCCAGCTCTACAATGCTGGCCTCAACCTCGGCCTGACCGGGGCGCAGCAGGCCGCCAACATCCAGGGTGCTGCCGGCAACCAGTATTGGCAGGGTCAGACCGCAGCGCAAAACGCCGCCAACCAGTACGGTGCGACTTCGCTGGCCGGCACCGCCGGGCTATCGAGCGGCTTCAATCAAGGCAATCAGAACTCGCTCGACGCCTTGCGGATGTACCCTGGCCTGGCGCAGGCCGCTTACTCGGGGCCGCAGGCGACGATCCAGGCGGGGACTGGTCTCACCGCGCAAGACCAGCAATACCGCCAGTTCCAGCAGCAGCAGATCCAAGACCAGATGGCGCGCTATTACGGGGTGCAGCAGGCGCCATGGCAGGGGCTGGAGCAATTCATGCACACGATCGGTCAGCCGCAGCAAGGCAGCAGCACCCAGACGACACCCTATTTCTCCAACCCGGTTGCCGGGATCGGCAGCCTGTTATCCGGGGTCGGCGGGCTTGCTACCGCGTTTTCCGATCGCCGCTTGAAAGAAGACGATCAGGTCGTTGGCAAGATTGGCGATCTGCCGATCCACAGCTTTAAGTACAAAGGCGATAACCAGCAGCGCGTCGGCTTTATGGCCGACGAGGTCGACCCCCAGGCGGTCATCGAACACCCCAGCGGATACAAGATGGTGAATTACGAGCGGGCCTTGGGCAGCGCGCTTAACTCCTTTATGAGCAAGAACTGATGGCAGACATCTCCACCTGGTCGCCGGTCGACGAGAGCAACAACCAACCGCCACCGGACGGCTGGCCGGAAAATCAGAGCCCATCGTCGGTGAACAACTGTGCCCGCGCCATGATGGGCGCCGTCCGGCGATTTTACGACCAGATCATCGCCGGCACCCTGTCATTGCCGTACCTGCCGATCACCGGCGGCACGATTACCGGCAACATCACCGCCAACGTCGTCACCGGGCAGCAACTGACGAGTAACGGCAATGTCGATGTCGCCGGTACGGTAACTGCGACCACCGGCCACTTCGCCGGCGACATCACCGGCAATGTCATTAGCAGCAACCAACTAACCAGCAACGGTAATATCAATTCAACCGGCCTAATCACCGCCGGCGGCGGGCTCACCTCGCCAGGCAACATTAGCGGCAACGTCCTTACCGGTAACGCAGTCAACTCGAACGGCAATCTCGGGGTGGCCGGAACCGGCAACATCGCGGGCGACCTTGGGGTAGCGGGTACGGTATTTGCGCACGCCTTTGTCGATACCGACGGGCTGTTCTCGGTGTTCGACACCTTGCGCGATTTGCAAGCTCGGGTCGAGGCTTTGGAAGGAGCAGCACATGCGCGGTGACATGACGCCCCGGGAAGAGCGCGTGCGGGCGCGGGCCCAGCGTTTATGGCAAGAGGCCGGTCAGCCAGAAGGCCGGGACGAAGAGTTCTGGCACCGGGCGGAACGAGAGATCGCCGCCGAGATCCACCAGGAGAGGAACCCAGATGTCTGATTACGCAGCACTCCGAGAACTCTATTACGAAGCCTTGCAGATGATCCCGGATGGGGGCGCTACCCGCGGGGGCGCTACCCCGGCGGAAGGCCGTGCCGCGCCGGGCGAGCGGCAGATGTCGGAGGGGCTCAGGCGCGATCTCGAAGCCTATGGCGGGCGGAACCAGGACCCCAACGCCGAGCCCGCACTGATGCAAGCGCGCACCCAAGCCGAGTGGCACCAGGCACAACAGGCGCTGGTCTTGGCCGAGACCCCGCCGGAAGAATTGGCGATGGCAATGGGGGTGTCGGACGGGGTCGAGCCGTCGAAACAGCAAGGCGAGCGAATGCACGAACAGCGCGCCAAGGACGCGGCAGACCGGGTCGAGCAGTCGAAGCGCGACGTCGAGGCCATGCGGCAAGGCGAGTTCCGTTCGGGGGGTGTCGGCCGCTCGGCGCCGCAACCGGCTTCGACCCCGGGCTATGTCCCAGCTCCGGTGCAGGGCCAGACCCCGCCGGTTCCGGGGCGCCAATCCCCGCAGAACCCGACCCACCGGGAGAGCCACGAGCAGACCGCCGAAGCGCACCGCCAAGCGGCGGCGATCCACGGGGAAGCGGCGCAGAACCCGGCCAACCAGGCGCAGCACGGCGTCGCCCAGGCGGCGCACGAAGAGCAGGCCGCGGCGCATGAGAAAGAAGCGCAAGGTCAGCCAGGTGCGCCGGAAGCCAGGACGCAACCCAAGAACGGCAAGCCGGCCAAGTAAGGGACACTACCTATGGCGGATCAGCGGGAGACCACCGGCTATATGGCCCTCCTAGGGGACGCCCCGGCGTCTTCTAGCGGCGGCGGTTGGCTTAGCGGCCTGCCAGGAGGGGGCGGCAGCCCCCTCGACCTCTATGGCGACCTGTTTACGCCCGAGCAAAAAAAGGCACTGCAGCAGCGGGAGCTAAGCCAGGGCCTATTTCGCATGGCCGAAAAGCTCGGGCAGGCGGCGCAGCCGCAGCGGGTACCGGTCAATACCCTGGGCGCCTTGGGCAGTGCCTTGGGAGCTTTCGGCACCGGCAGCGATATAACGGAGCAGGCGCTCAAGGGTATGCAAACGGCGGAGCAGGTGCGGGCGTTAAAGCAGAAGCGGGATTTGGCTGCAAAAGTCCTCCCGTTCTTCTGGAAAACCGCTGGTGGCGACATTTTGCAGTCACCATCGGACACCCCGCCGGCTCCGGGTGCGGTGCCGTTGGGACCCGCTCCGACCGCTCCCGGAGCACCTACCGGCGGGCCGCTTGCCAGCAACGCACCACCGCCACCGCCTGGAGGAGCGCCATCGCAGATCGGGCTCCCCGGCCCCGGCCTGTCGCCGTTTGGCCTGCCGGATACCTCACAGATCGGGCTTCCGCCACCCGGCACGTCGCCATTTGGCCTGCCGCCCGGGCAGCAATCCGGTCTCCTGCCGCCGCCGCCGGGCGCCAATCCGCAGATGGGGCAGGGGGGCGGGCTGCTAGCCGGCCTCCCTTTCGACCAAACCGCCCCTGGAGCGGGTGGGGATGATCTATCGAATATCCGGGTCGAGCAGTTGAGCGGCGAGGCGGCGCCAGCCGGGGCTGACGTGCCGTTCCCCACCACAGCCAACCCAGCCAAACCGAAAAGCGCTTGGGCGCAAGGCGTCACCTACGATGCGCCCAGCCGACCGTATGATCCGTCAGTAGACCGTCCCGCCAATGCCGCGGTCGGGCCGGAGGAGAGAGGTTTACTGGCCCGTGCCAAAGCCCCCGACACGGTTATTCCGCCGCCTCGCGATAACAGAAGCACTCTGCTTGACGAGATCGCGCGCCGCGAAAGCGGCAACCGCAACATCATGCAGCAACTGGTGCCGACCACCCAATCGACCGCTCAGGGCCCCTGGCAGATAACCAACGAGACGTGGCGCGACATTGCACCCAAGGTCGGGATCGACACCGAGAAGTACCCCAACGCCATGTCGGTGCCCGTTGAGGTGCAGCGGGTGGTAGCAGACCGGCTCCTGCAGGAGCGCGGCACGGGGCCGTGGAAGGCGATGCGTGTCGCCGATACCGGGGCGCCTGGAGCCGTGCCGGGCATGCCATCCGCGGCGGCAGCAGCTGCTGTCACTGCTGGCGGCAAGATCCCCGGCCTCAATATGACACCGCAGCAACTCGCCTCCTTTAACGCCATGTTCGAGATGGCTGGGCTTGGTGACCCGTTTAAGTCACTGTTGGACACCTATTACAAATCGCCGGCTTATCTGATGCAGGCGGAAGGCGCGAAAGCGCTAGGTGCGCTTCCCTTCGAGGGGCCCAAGGCCGCCGCCATCGCCGCTGCACAACAGCAATACATCCAGCAAAACGCTACCCATCAGAGCGACCTCGACATTGCCAAAGAACTTCTGACTAAAGGCGGCCTGGTGCAGATGCCGGATGGCAGTTACAAACAAATCACCAGTATTCAGGAGGGTTTGGCAGCGGTCGACATCGCCAAGGAAAAGGCAAAATCCGACCTGCAACTTGTCGATACAACACTAACTTTCCCGGGAGAAACCGAACCCCGCACAGTGCAAATGACGGGCGCCCAAGCCAGAGCCGTGGCGGAAGGACGCCCAGTGCAGGTCGGCGGCGTTACCATCCCGCCGATGACCGGCATCAAACTTGGCAAGCCGCAGGTGAGCGAGGCCGATAAAGCCCGCATCGGAATTGACGCGCAACTGGCAAAAGAGGTCGGAGACCAAGCCTTGCAGGCGCGCCGATTGCTGCCCTTGGTCGATGAGGCTTTAGTCCTTGCCCGCAAGACACCAGAGGGGTTAGCGGGGCCGGCATCGGCGAAAATCGCTCAAATTGCCGCTGCCTTCGGGGTCGCTCCGACCCCGGGTCAATCAAACGCTGAAACACTCGGGGCGATCAATCAACGCTTGATACCGCTGGTTCGCGAACCAGGGTCCCAGTCAAACGCGGAGATGGATGCTTATCTGGCCGCCGGCCCAGGGCTCGCATTGACGGCTGACGGCCGGGTCAAGATCGCCGAAATGACCAAGGCAATCGGGCAGCGGGCGATCGCAGTCGCGGAGGTTTATCGCGACACCATCGGCGACCCCTCCTCAGTACGCCGCGCTAAACTGGACGCATTGGACAAACCGCTGTTTACGCCGGAGCAACGCGCGGCGATGCAGGTCGCTTCCGCGCCCGCTACGACGGCGCCGGCGGTTGGTGCTGCCGGAGGGGCGCCGCCAGTACCCACCGCAACCGGGCCAAAAGGTGAAAAATATATTCTGCGTAATGGCCAGTGGGTGCCGCAGTAATGTCCGACCTTCCGCCCCTGCCGCCCGGGTTTACACTCGACGCACCCTCCACTGGCAGTATCCCCCCACTACCGCCGGGGTTCACCCTGGATGCGCCATCGCAGGCGGGCTCAGAGCAGCTTGGCGGCTTCATGCGCTACCCGGCGATGGCCGGCAGCGCGCTGGTCAAGGGTGCTCTCCAGAGCGCCGGCGCGGTGGGCGATCTGGAGAATTGGACGCACAGTCTCTTTACCCGCGGCATCTACGACCCGCTGCACCGTGCGATTACCGGGCAACCGGCCAATCTAGCGTTAGCGGCAACACCCGGTAACGATCCCCTGACCGGTCAACCGGCCACCGATGTCTTGGGACGGCTTGCCGGAGGAGGGCTCAATTCAAGCAATCTGGTGGCCGGCGGCAAGGCGCTGGGCGCGGTCGACCGTTCGGATCTGACGCCACAAACGACCGGCGAGAAGTATCTGACGGCTGGTGCCGAGGGCGTTGGCGGGGCCTTGCCTTATCTATGGTTAGGAGGGATGAACCCCGCATCTCTCCTGCGCGGAGCGACCCAAGGCGCGGTAGCCGGGACGGCCGGTGAGGCGGGTGCACAAGCCTTTCCTGAGTACGCGAATGCAGCTCGTGCCGGCGCCAGCCTCCTGGGCTTCGGTTTGGGCGGCAAGGCCTTCGATCTGGTCAATAAGGGTGTTTCGGCCGCCCGCGGCCTGACCAGCCCGGTGGTCGATGCCTATCGCAATCTCGGGATCGAGCCGACATTGGCGGGCGATGTGACCGGCTCACCGGTCATGCAGCAGTTGCAAGCCTTCGCCGGCAAGAGCCTGGCAGGTGGCGGACGGGTCGGGGAAGCCCGCACCCGGGCACTCGACCAATGGGGCAGAGCCCTGGACGACACGGCGGCCGGCTATGGTGCAGCTAGAACCCCGCAGGAGGCAGGGCTTGCTCTGCAAGACGAAAGCCGGGCGTGGATGCAGCAGTGGCGACAGGCGCAACAGGCAGCCGAGCAGGCCGTTGGCGCAAAAGTGCCGGTGACCGCTCCCGTCGATCTGGCTCCCGTCAACCAGGTGCTGAATGCCGCTACCCGCCGAATGCCAGGCTTGCCGAGCGTCGCCGGCATTCATGACAACCCGACCTTTCAAAACCTGCGCGCCGCCCTGGCAACGGATGCCCCGACCGGTACTGCCCGTTGGGAGGACATCCGCCAGTGGCGCACCGCGGTCGGCGAGGAGCTGGAGAAGTCGCTGTTGTCCGGTGACGGCAACCAAGCCGCTTGGCGCCGGCTCTACGGCTCATTGAGCCAATCCCTGGGCGACACGGCTTTTGCCCACAACGCGCACGACGAATGGCGCGCCGCTAACGAGATCACCAGCCAGGGTCATCAGTTTGTCGAAAATGCCGTGGGCAAGTTTATCAATGCCCGCAACCCAGCGGCCAACACCATAGCCCCGGAAGACGCTTACCGGGCCGCGATGCGCGGGTCGAACGTCGGCGGCACAACCTTGACTGACATCCGCCAGCAGATGCCTGCGGCGGCTGACGAGTTAGCGGCATACAAACTGCGCAATGCCGGCTCGGCGGCACTGCAAAACGCCCCCGGCACCGCGGTGTCGCCGCGTACCTTGGTCAGCAATCTGTCGCCGCAGAAGCTGGCGCCGGAGGCGCGGGACGCCCTTTTTGCCGCTGACCCCGATCTCGCTCGCCGGGTACAGGATCTGGCGACGGTCGGTGAGCGGATGCGAGCCACCGAGCAGTTCGCCAACACGTCCAATACCGGCGGGTACATGGCTGCAATGGAAGCGGCAATGGGCCTGCTTGGGGCGCCCGCTGCCGCGGTCGGCGCATTCAAAGCCGGCAGTGGCGGGCCTTTGGCTGCCGGTGCCGCTTTAGGCTCGGCGGCGGCACCCCTGTTGCCAGGGTATGTCGCTGGGCGGGCCACGACCAGCCCGGCCCTTACCCGCTTCCTGGCGGCCCCGACAACCCCACCGGGGCCAACCGCGCTGCCGAATATCGTTGCCAGGCTTTACCCGGAACTGCGCGGTCTGCTCGGGTATTAGGGTCGACTGCTCAGCATGCCGTAGACGACCATCGCCCCGATCATGATGAAATATACACTTACCCAAAGCATGCTATAATTCCTCTGTCTAAAGCACGTGCCTCGGAGAAGTCCGGCGGAATTGCAGCCCCCGCCGGGCTTTTTCTGCGTCTTAGGGGTGGCCCGCCGAACCGGGGTGACACATGTCACTCACTTCTGCGCCAGCGCATCGAGCTTGAGCGACATCGCGATTAGCTGGTCCTCCATTCCGCCCAGCCGGTCATCGATCGAGTTAAGGCGCCCCTCAAGCGCCGCCGTCACCTCGACCATTTGCCGCGATAGGGTTGCTGCGACCGCCTGATACCCCGCCTCACGCTGCTCGTCGCGCAGCCGCATCAGGCCCATGTCCTGCTGGATGCGGTCGAGCCGCTGCCCCAGCAGCCTCCAGTTCACCACATCGTCGCTCACTGCAGCTTTACCGCCAGCGGCTGTTCCAGCCGGACAGTGATCTGCTGCGCGCCTTGCGGCCAGAGGTGACCGGCCAGCCCGCCCGCAGCGGAGATCGCCGCAGCGGCAAGCAGGATCATCGCCGCCGCTTTGGTTGCCGTCACGCCTAGCCCCCGAGCAGTTTGAAAAAAGCCGCGCCGGCGGCGAAGAATGCGGCCCCCATGGTCATGCCGGATACCACTAAGGCCCATGGCGCCAATTTCATTTCCTGCCGCACACGATCGTGTTGTGTTCGGTTTAAATCGATACCGACCCGAGCCTGGTCGTGCTGCGCCAGCATCAGATCGATGTGCGCCAGCTTTTCTCGAATATCGAGAGGTGCGTCGCTCATAAGGTGTCCTCCTTCGTCCCGGCCGATCACGCCCGGAACGCAGTACAGGGGCCGCCAAAAGCAGCACCGGAAACGAAGGAGAACCTCGGAGACTGGCGCCGCGCTCTTAACTGCGGTGATCGCCGCAGTGGGTGATATCTAGGATGCCCGCCAGCCAATGTCTCGAAAATAGATGGTTAACAGACTTGGCGGCGGCGACGCAGCGCCGCCCCCAACCACAACAGGCCAGCTCCGAGCAGGCCCAGGGTGCCCGGCTCTGGCACAACCGCGATCTGCGAGATCGTGTCGGTGATGCCGGTTACGGTCGCGTTGTCACCGGTGGCGATGTGCTGGTTGACCACCATGTCCAACGTGGTGTTACCGAAAATCTCGGTCACTGGACAGGTCGAGGTGATCGGGTTGACGGTGCGGGTGCAGGAGAACGTCGTACCGTTGGCCGACCCGGTCAGGGTCGCCGACGCACTAGTCCCGGCCGGGGTCGAGTTCAGGGTAAAATCCTTCTCCAAATCGTGGATCTGGAAATTGCCCGCCAAGGCCGGATTGATCGCGACCTCGTAGGTTATGTCGCCCGATGCGTTGGGGCCCACCGTGCCGATAAAGCCAATCGTGACGTCGCCCTGCAGCGACAGAGCGCTGAAGGTGGCAAGACCGCTGCCGGTGATCGAGCCAGTGACGCTGGCGTTGCCGAACAGCTTGTCGCCCGCCGAGACGCAGTTGCCGCCTGATAGCTGGGCCAAGGTGGCGGCACCGGAGAGCCCGAGGTCGAGTGTGGTGCCGCTGCAGACCAGCGCATGAGCGGACGCGGCCCAGAGGAGGGCGGCGGCGGCGGCAAGCGGTGCTAGATGCTTCACGTGAAAACCTCCTTTTGGAGGCAGCCCGGTCAATACCAACGCAACCGGCATGCCGGGGGTTACGACGTAATGATTTCAATTAGTTAGATCATGTGGTGTCGGCGTTCCTTACACCTTTAGCCTGACAAATCCCGACATATGGCGGGAAGACTCAGTTTCGTGCTGGCAAGTTTTCCGACACCCTAATGCCGGTCCTTTAGTTCGACCTCGCTCTCCCGGATACCGACCAGGATGGCGTTCTCGCAAGCCTCCAGCACCTCCGCGTGGTCTTCCGGTAACGAGAACAGCGCAATCACGTGACCTAAGACGAGCCCCATCGAGAAGATGATCCGGTCCGGTGCCTCGCCCTCCAGCGCCGCCTCGATGCGGTGCACCAGCAGGATCGGCGGCTCGCTGTCCATCAGCTTCCCTCCACCCGGGTGAGTGAGCGCATGGCGTAGCCCAGCCGCTCCAACTGCTTCAAAAACGCCACCGCCGCGTCGTATTCGCTGCACCGCACGTCCACCAACCCGCCGCCCTTGTGCTGGGCGGTCAGGCGGTAATGGTGCGGCACGGGCACCCGCTTTTGCACCTGCACGATACCGGCCTCGAAACGGGCGGTCTGCCCGGTCTCTAGCGTGATGTCGGTCATTTTGCCCTCCCCCTCATAACGACAGCGCGAGGCCAAGGCCGACCAGCAACAGCCCAACCAGGAGTGCCTCGATGCGGCTGTGCGGGTCGCAGGCGAGGGCTATTGCCGGCAAAGCGCCGGTCGCTCTATCCCCCATCCATTCCCCCATCCATTCCCCCATTCGTTTCCCGGTAGGGAGCTTTTCTTGGATACGTATGCGGACTGCCTGAATGGTATAATTGGCAGGTTTACTGGCGTTTTCTGATGTATGGCGACTTATAAAGACGGGGGTATGGCGGAGAGAAGGTCCGCCAAACTGCAATAAAAACATTAATGATTTCAATCTATTAAAATTTACCATTGTTCACCTTCCCCCATTCCATCCCCCACGCGTCGGCAACGTATGCGGACTTGTGCGGTCTATTAGCGACCTAAAGGAGTCCAGGTCGATCAGCCGCCGCCCGCAGATTACCACCGACCTGATGTCGCCCGCCCGGATCAGCTTGTAGATGCTGTCCTTACTCAACCCCGAGATGACGCGGAACTGCTCGACGGTCGCGGTGATGGGCTCGATCGCGCGCTCAGCCATTGGCTACACCAGAACCGCTAGCCACGCGACCAGCACCACCGCGCACAGCGTCGCCAGCGGCAGGAACAGCAGGGAGTCGATGTGTTGGCGGGGCATGCGGACCTCCGGGACGAGAGCGCAGCCCAATGGTTGGACGATTTGTCCGCATAGTCAAGTCAAAACTGGACAATTTGTCCCGCCAACGCTAAGCTCGCGACAGAAGCGAATCCGTCAGAGAGACGCAGTATGTCCGAATCGCCGGCGGCGCCGACCGCTTTAATCCGCTATGACGCTGCGCGCCGCGCGCTGGCCGAGGCGGTGCGATTCGATGACATCAAGCAAATTCGCGATGTCGCGGTGGCGGCGCAGGAATATGCGCGCCAGGCCAAAGATTCCGAGCTGATCGACAACGCCACGGAAATCCGCAAACGGGCGGAACGCCGCGCCGGCGAAGTGCTGGCCGAGATGGCGGCAAATGGCGAGCGGCCAAAGGGCAGAAAGAAAGAATCGCACACTGCTATTCTTTCCACTATCGGCGTGAGCCCAACCCAATCCTCGCGTTGGCAACAACTGGCGAAGATGCCTACCGAGAAGTTTGAGGCGCACGTCAGCGCAGCAAAGAAATCGGCCGTCGCCAGCCTCAACTACGCCACCAGTCAAGCCGACAAACGAGAGCGGCGGGCGACACGGGAACAGGAACTCGCCGATAAGACGATCGCTGCATCTCATGAACTCGGCGTCAAACAATATGGTGTGATCTACGCCGACCCGCCGTGGCACTTCAAGCCATACTCAGATGTCACGGGTATGGATCGGGCGGCGGAAAACCACTACCCGACGATGACCTTCGACAAGATCAAGGAACTGCGGGTGCCCGCAGCACCCGATGCCGTGCTGTTCCTCTGGGCCACCGTGCCAATGCTGCCGGAAGCACTGGAGGTAATAACGGCTTGGGGGTTCAGCTACCGGAGCCACTGCATTTGGGTTAAACACAAGATCGGCACCGGCTACTGGTTTCGCAATCGCCACGAAATTCTACTGGTCGGTACTCGCGGAAATATCCCGGCACCGGCCCCCGGCGAACAATACGAATCGATCATCGAAGCCGAGGTCGCACGGCACAGCGCGAAGCCGTTCCGCTTCACCGAAATCATCGAGGAGTTGTTCCCGAACTTGCCGCGGATCGAGATGTTCCACCGCGGCGAGACCTATGACGGCTGGGATTACTGGGGCAACGAATCGTGATTTCTAACGCGATTCGTGCGCTGGTTGACCTCCAGCTCCACCAACTGGCGCGGGTGAGATTCAGGCCCGATCCGCTGCTTGGCTCGTATTCGTCACTAGCCAGCATCCTGGCTTCTGCGCCAAAACGGCATGGGCCATTGATCGAGGCGGCGATCAACGAAACGCTCAGAAATGACAGTGATTACGTCGTCTGGACGGAAAGGAAGTTTCTCGTTCCGCACGCCGCCGACCATGCCGTACAGGCTCAACAGCCTGACGAAATCGCAATGACCCGGTTGCCTTACGGTAGTCCGCACCGGACGCTGCAGATTGACCTCATGGCATATTCGCGCTCGCGCCGACGACTCGGAGCCTATGAAATTAAGCGTGCCAACGGGGCGCATGACGCCGGGAAACTGCGTTCCCTGCGCCGCGATGTATTTGCTGTTCAGACTACTCTTGCCAGTTATGGCGCGGCGCGCCGCCTCATCGTCGATGAGGCGATATCTCGGGTCATTTGCTATTATGGACAACGATCACTGCCGCCGCCGTGGTCGATCATCAACACCGAACTCGATCGCCATTTCGGTTGCGACATCCGGCCAGCCGTCGAGGCAATGACCGATTATTTTCGCGCCCGCATCGCCGACTTTATCGAAGGGATCGACGACTTCCGACCGGAGTTACGGCAAATGGTGCTGCCGCTGTGAGAGCTCCGAGCGATTCCCTTGAGGCTGCTCTTGATGACCACGCTTGCGGCGATTCTTAGATTTCCCCGTCAAAACAAACTCTATGTCACGGCCTACAATCGAAGCAAAGCGCTGTACCAAATACGCTGGCATCGGGCTTCTCCTTTCATATTTCCGATATCGCTCGGCTGGAATGTCTAGAGCTTCCGCCATCTGCTCTTGCGTCCATCCGCCAGTCTCACGGAGATGGCGAACCCTGTCGCACAGAGCCTTATTAAAGGCCGCCGCGTTCTCCCAAACCATTCGGACATTTTGGCCGCTATCCGCGCCTCGGACACGGCCCAACATGTCCAGCCAAATTCGGGGCAATTTTTCGCTTGATTGACCGGACGAATTGTCCAATCGTTTAGACCATGCGGGATGATTGGGCAGATATCGAGCGCCTGGGGCGCGAGTTGGGGGCAGGCGAAGAAGCCATTCGGAAATGGCGGACGCGCGGGGTCCCTGCGAAATGGCAGCTCAAGATCATGGATGCCGATCCAAAGGCCCGAATCGCCCGTGCCGCTTTCGATAATCCCCCAGGATCGCGACGCGCTCTCCGAGAGACCGCCGCGTGATGCTCACCGGCATTGCCGCCAAGCCGCCCGGTGAGCATCCGCCATTCCACCTCGGTTCTTCTGCTGCCAACCGTAGCAGTGAGGCCGAGGAATGCCTTTACCCAATCCGGGTGAGCGAGGCGTGACGGACGAGTCAATCATTCGCGCCGCGCTCCCGTATCACGGACCAAAACGGCTGGCGCGTCTTATGGCAGTGCCGGTCGAGACTGCCCGTCACTGGTACTACAAGCACATGTCCTCAGCTCGCCGCCGCGAGTTGGCGATGGCGTTGCTTGCCGAAATGGACGCGCAGGAGGTCGAGCGAGGGGCCGTGCGCCGCCGCCTCGCCGAATGGGCGGCTGACGAATGAAACCCCGGGGGGACGATGCGATGGCTGGCCGGCTGGGTCGCGTATTGGATCGCACGCCTATTGCACAGGCGCCACCAAAGATCGGAGTCGCAATAGGTCAGGAGTAGCGCGTGGCAACCCCTGAACGTCGCATCAAAGGTAACTCGCCATGACGAACCCCTGGCCGCAGCTAGCAGCCCCTGGCGGTCAGGTCAGGCGCGGGCGGCTCGCCCCTATCGGGCCGCCCGTGCCGCATGGCGAGTCATGACCGGCAGGGCAGGCGCGGCTTGGCGTGGGATGGCTTGGCTTGGCGGGGTGTGGCAGGGCAGGCCGGGCAGGGCCTGGCTCGGCCCGGCGCGGCGCGGCAGGGCCGGGAGTGGCAGGCATGGCTAGGCGCGGCGCGGCAGGGCCAGGCTCGGCTGGGCAGGCGGGGAGTGGCGTGGCTGGCCGAGGAGTGGCTCGGCTTGGCTCGGCGCGGCAGGCGCGGCCAGGCGCGGCTAGGCATGGCGAGACGCGGCAGGGCGTGGCGACTAATTGCGGAAACTTCCGGCCCACCAGGCGGGGGTGGCCGGGAAGTCTCTTTCTCTCCGCCCAAAGGATTACGGAATGCCACTTGACGCGAACGCGCCACCGAGCACCGGCAAGGCCGCCACCGCCCGCGCTGTCGCAATTTCGCCGCCAAAGTTCGATCGCGCCGAGATCATGATTGTCGGCACAACTCCGTATGTGCAGCACAATTTTGCGGCTAAGGCGATTGCGCAAATTGCCGAGACGCAGCGCGAAGGAAGCCGATCTCGGAAGGGCAAGAAGCGCGAGGCCAGGGACTTCGAGGCCGATTGGCACGCCGCGATGCACATCTCCTCCGAAGGCTGGTGCGGCATCCCGGCGCCGGCCTTTAGAAATGCCCTGATCTCGGCCTGCCGCCTGGTCGGCTTCGCCATGACCCGGGCCAAGCTCTCGATCTTCATCGAGGCCGATGGCGTCGACCGCGATGGCTACACGCCGCTCGTCCGCATCATTGGCGACCCTGAGCCGCCGGGCGAACCGCAACCGGTGCGCAACGAAAGCGGCGTGGTTGACCTCCGCATGCGCCCGGTGTGGCTTCAGTGGCAGTGCCTACTCCGGCTGCGCTGGGACGCCGACCAGTTTAGCGCTGCTGATGTCCTGAACTTGCTCGCTCGTGCCGGCATGCAGGTGGGCATCGGCGAAGGGCGACCGGACAGTCCGAACAGTAATGGTCTGGGCAATGGATGTTGGGAGGTAGGTCGATGACAGTCGAGACTGAACTTCGCGGGTTGATGGACGAGGAAGGCTTCCTGAAGCCAAAGGAGATCATTGATTGGGCTCGCGCAAATACAGATAGTGAAATCTACAAACATCTGGAATGGAACGACGCAAAAGCCGCAGAAGCGCATCGGCTCGATCAGGTGCGCCGACTGATTGTCGTCTATCTCCGCGACGATAACGGTCAGCGCGAAACCATCAGCTTGATGCAGGATCGACGCGACGGGTCGGGCTACCGGAACCTGCGACCAGTCATGTCTAATCGCGAGCTGCGCCGGATGGCGCTGCGGCAAGCGCTGCGCGAATTGCGCAGTTTTGAGCGGCGATACAGACACCTGGAAGAACTGGCCGCGATTTTTGATGCCGCCAATAACATCGGCGCCGGGCTTGATGACACCGGCGGCACTGCCGCCACTGCGGCGTAAACCACCTTTGGCATGGCGTGGCGGGCGCGGGATGGCGCGGGATGGCTCGGCAGGGCTCGGCATGGCCGGCAGGGCTTGGCGAGGCAGGGCAGGGCCAGGCCGGGCCTGGTGTGGCTCGGCGCGGAATGGCAGGCACGACGAGGCACGGCGAGGCAGGGCATGGCGCGGCGAGGCGAGGCAGGCATGGCTCGGCTGGGTGTGGCACGGCCTGGCTCGGCCCGGCAAGGCTGGGTGTGGCAGGCATGGCTCGGCTCGGTAGGGCGCCGACGCGGCACGGCCGGGCGCGGTAGGGCAGGCGTGGCGTGGCTTGGCCCGGCAGGGCGCGGCACGGCTCGGCTCGGCCGGGCAGGCGTGGCTAGGCCGGACGTGGC